CACGGTAATAGCGTGAACGGTTCCACCGTCGACGGTGAAGTGCCCCACTTAGTAAGTACTGATTCTAAGCAAGAACTGATTAAAGCAAGAACTGATAAAAGAATCTCCGTTGCATCCGCAAACGGAGAAACCAGCGTTTCTACCAAATCTAAAAGCAAAGCGGAAAAGGGGGCTTTGGAAAATCCCGATGCGGTTCGACTTGCAAATTTACTGGCTGACGAGATTAGGAAAAACGGTTCTAAGAGACCTACGGTTACCGACGCTTGGGTTTACTCGGTTGAAAAAATGCTCAGGATTGATGAGCGTGACCCCGCCGAGGTTGAGCGTGCAATTTTGTGGGTAACAAGCCATGATTTTTGGTCAGCAAATATTTTGTCACCAGAAAAATTACGAACTCAATACGACCGTATTCGACTTCAAGCAATTCAAGAAAAGAAAAAACAACGCCCCGGAATTGTTTCCGCAATTCAAGATTTTCTATCAGGTGAGGATTGATGACAAAAACAGAAACTGCAAAAGTATGCGCCATTTTAGGGATGGCATTTCCAACACTTAAGTGGACCAAAGATTCAATAACCATGTGGCATGAGATGTTGAAGGACTTAGATGGTAATGAGGTCTTTAGAGCAGCAGAGGGTTGGGTCGCTACTGAGGAATGGAATCCAACCATTGCCGGTATTCGACGCAAGGTTGCAGAAGCACAGGGGATTCTTTCACCATCAGCAATTGAGGCTTGGTCGGAGGTGCAATACGCAATTCAGTCACACGGTCATTCGAGTCAGCCGGATTGGTCAAACAGTGCTGTTAGAAGTGCGGTAGGTGCAATTGGTTATAGAACTCTTTGTTTTAGCGAAAGCCCTGAGATACTACGTGCTCATTTTCTTAAGGCGTATGAGCAGTACAAAAAAGATAGGGATTCAGAAGTTGTAAAAAGACAGAATTTTGATTTGAGATTGCCTGAAATTTCTGTTGGAGGCATAGAAAATCCTGAGCAATTATTGGCTATAACGTCGTAGGTATGGAAAGACGAAAGCCACTTAAAAGAACTAATAGTTTAAAAAGAACACCGCTTAAGCGTGGCGAAAGTCAAATGAAACGAACAAAATTAAACCCCGTAAGCGACAGACGTAAGGAAGTAAATAAACTTCGCAAAGAAGCCATGCTTGAGCATTTTGGAAAACGTGAAACGTGGGTGTGTCAAGGAAAAGAACTTATTGGTACGCCGTGTTTTGGTGACGTTAATGGTCACGAAATTCTTTCTCGTGCAAGGTCGGGGCAAAGCGACAAAAATCTTTTAAACATGGAAGGAATAATTCTTTTGTGTAATCACCACAACTCGTGGGTGGAAGACAATCCTAAAATTGCTCACGAACTAGGTTTAACAAAACACGCATGGGAAGTAGAATAAAAGCCTTATGACAACTACTCATCTTTTTACCGGAATTAATAAAACAGCAGACAAAGTTCGTGTTGGCGACATTGGGTTTGCACGAACTACTGGAGCGCTTGGTTTTCTTATTCGTGTTGGAGAAAAACTAAAATGGCGTGACGGAAAATACAATCACGTATTTGTTGTTACTAAAGAAGGCTCAAACTGGGATGAAGTTGAAATTATTCAAGCAACACTTCGTGGGGTTATCCGTTCAAAGATGAAAGATTTAATAAAAAAATCTTCTGTCATATCTATTTTTACACCACCCGAAGGATGCGACCCCAAGAAAGTTGCGGAGTTTGTTGAAAAACAACTAGGAGATTCTTACGGCCTAGGCTCAATTTTCTGCATTAGTCTTGACATCCTGACGCCAGAATGGTTTATTTCATTTAGACGAAATGGAACATGGGTTTGCAGCGCAGTATCTGCGGAGGCCCTTCGTTACGGTGGGTGGTTCCAAGGGTGGCCAGATATCTATGGAGTAACACCAACAACTTTATTCCTTGCACACAAGTGGTCTTAGTCGCTAGTATCGGGGTATAGCGAAAGAGGAATAATGTCCAACGAAATTATTGACATTGACCCAAGTGACGTTTCTGATGTCTTTGAGTCAAACGAAGAACAAGCACCAAAGGGTGCAATGATTTACATTCCACACAACTGCGAGATTCCTATTGGCTCATATCCAATCGGAAGTATCTGGCAGTGCCTTGGAGAACAAGAGGGCGTTACTTGCAACGACCATTGGGAATTTATTGGCGACCAAAGTGGCGTTTACTGGAAGCGCATTAAGCGTGGTCGTTACGGTGGCAACTAAAAAACCAAAAGTAGCCGAGGGAAACTCATCTCACGAAATTGAGATTGAGGTTTACAAATCATCAATGATGAATACCGACCTTCACCAACCATTCTGTTCATGTGGCTGGGAAGACGCACGATGGTTTACAGAGGCGCAAGCAAAAGCGGCCGTTGCAAAGCATTTAGCGCAAACTAAACCATAGTTGTTGGCTGAAATAGCCCGAGTAGGCTGGTTCCCATGACGGTAATTGTTGGATGGTTCGATAAAAAAAGCGCTTGGATAGGCGGAGACTCAGGGGCTTTCTCAGACGATACTGTCACCATTGCAACTGACCCAAAGGTTTGGAAAGCAGAGGATTCTTTAATTGGAATTGCTGGGTCGTTTCGACAGGGTGAGATTGCAAGAGATTCTGGTATTGGTGACCCATACGCATTGCGTGACCATCTTGCAACAATTTGGGAAGGGCGTAACAACACACCTTCCGATTGGGGTGCAGAACTTCTTGTTGTAAACATGAGCGGAATTTATTACATCACTGATGACTTTGCTGTTGTTAAGTGTCGTGAAAATTACGGAAGCGTTGGCGGCGGAGAGGCAATTGCACTAGGTGCATTGTTTGCATTAGACGGAACAACTGTTACACCAAAAGACCGATTGACCATTGCATTAAAAGCGGCAACGCAACATGGAACAATGGCACGGGCACCTTATAAAATTTTGGACCTATGACGTATGTACTTACATACGAAAAGCGACCTGACTTTACGTTAAACAATGAACGTCGTGCTCACCACATGGTTAGGGCAAGAATCGTTAAAGAATGGCGTCAAGCGTTTTGCGATTTAGCGAGGGACGCAATGCTCCCAAGTATGGAGCAAATAGAAGTTACTGTGCAACCTTATGTTTTAAATGGTAGATACAGGCAAGATGTTGGCGCTTGTTTCCCACACGTCAAAGCAGCAATTGACGGACTCGTTGATGCGGGAGTTTTGGTTGATGACCACGCAAACATTGTTGTAAAACTTACTTTTTTAGCACCTCAAATGGGCCGTGACGCACTAGAGATTTTTATTACTGAGGTAGAATATGTACATGAAAAAGTGGATTGAACACAACGAACTTCTTGTTGTTTTCGCCCTTGGACAAGTTTCTGTACTTGTTATTGCTTTGATTGCAAAGAACTTCTAATTGCGTCAGCCCAATGAGGCACTTATCCCTAAAAGGGAACCACCGTATACCAACCCACTTTTGGAAACCCCACTATACTAAAACTCACCAAGGAGAACCATATGCCAATTGACCCAGTTACCCCTCTTCCAAACCGCAAAGAAATGGACGAAACATCGTCACCAGAAGTTGCTTCACTCCTTTCACACATTCGTGACATTTGCCGTCAAATGCGCAAGCATGAACAAGAAGTAATTGAATTAGGAAAAGAGCGCCGTCAGACGGTTACACGCCTTCGTAACCACGGAGTTACATGGCGAAAGATTGCTGAATGGGCTGAGACAACAGACCAAGCACTTTACAAGCATCACAACCGAGACAAATAAGTCTTGTGGGTGTTACTACACCCCTGTATACTTTATAAATGGCCACTGACCCGACACTTGCTCGTGCTGTGCAAACCCTTGCAGGGTTTTGTGATGGCGCCGTAACGCAAGATGGAATTGGTTTTAATGGACCAGATTCTAAATTTGGAAAAGCACTTGCATCCGTATCCCCGGAAGCATGGACCCCACAAGTTCAACGTGAAGCATGGGTGATGATTTCTAAGTACAAGAATCAATTACTTCGTGCTGGTATTGATTACGATTTAATTTCTGAACCACAAAACATAAATGGTCCTAAGGGCTTAAGAGCAATTGAATTTAAAGATGGAAAGATTCTTGTTTTTTTACCATACGAAGACCCAGCATCTCCAAAAAGTGCGCTTTCAGCACGATGGAATCGTGACCTTCGTGGATGGCAGGTTGATGTTTCAAAGTACGGTGTTGCGATTGAATGGGCTGGTAGAAATGGCATTCCTGTTAGCGATAAAGCACGTTCAATCCTTGAGTCCGCACCAAAGGCTGCACCTACCTACCTTGGTGATGTCTACTTAAAAAATGGCGTTATTAGATTTAAGTTTGAATACCACGCCCCTTTAATTGATGCTATTCGCTCAGGGGTTCCCGGTCGTAAGTGGGATGCTGACGCTAAGGAATGGACCGCACCACAAGAGTCGGTTTCTATTGTCAAAAAATTGGCTAAAGAATATGGTTTGTTTGTAACCGAAGACATTCACTGGTTGCCTGAATTGGAAATTGATACCAATCCAATGGTGGGCGTTAAGAACAATAACTTTGCAATCACCTTTAATTATGACGCACAAATTGTTAGTGAAGTCAGACAGATGCCGGGTTCTGAATGGTCACCACAACTCCGTGCATGGCTGGTGCCTATTGAATCTGCGGATGAAGTTCTTAAATTCACCGAAACACACAAAGCAAGCCTTTCAAAAGAAGCAGAAATGCTTGTTGAAGATAGTCGACTTGTTCAAGATGTAATTAATGCCAGTGCAGCAAGCGATGCAGAAATTACTATCAATGGGTTTGGTAGCGAGTTGTATCAATTGTTCCCTTTCCAAAGGGCAGGCGTCGCTTACTCAATGCGTGCAATGGGTTATGTCCATGATGAGGGGGAGTGGATACTTACAGAACCAACGGAGGGCGGCATCCTTATTGGTGATGAAATGGGCCTTGGTAAGACAAGCCAAGGACTTGCCTGTTTAAAGGCCGCTAAAGCATTTCCAGCCGTTATCGTTTGCCCCGCTTCACTAAAACTTAACTGGGAGAGGGAAGCACACAATTGGATTAAAGATGTAAACGTAAAAGTAATTAATGGAACATCTGGAACAGTTCCAGAGGCGGACATCTACGTAATCAATTACGACATTCTTTCTTATTGGGTTGAAAAATTCCCCGAAATTAAAGGTTTAGTTCTTGACGAAAGCCACTACATAAAGAACGGTTCAGCACAACGTTCAAAAGCCTCAATTCAATTAAGTGACAAAGTGGTAGAAAACGGAATTAGGTTATGCCTATCTGGAACGCCAATTGTTAATCAGCCATTGGAATTAATAACCCAGTTGAGAGTGATAAAACGTTTAGAAGAATTTGGTGGTGCAACTAAATTTCGCAATGTTTACGGCCGTGCCAGTTCACGCTCGCTGGCCTCTTTAAACCGCAAACTTCGTGCTTCTTGCTACGTGCGCCGTCGTAAAGCAGACGTGCTTAAAGAATTGCCACCAAAGCGTTGGAGCCACGTTGTGGTTGAGGGAGACGCTCAGGTCATGAAAGAGTACAGAAAAGCCGAGGCTGACATTGTTAAGTATTTGGCAGAACTTGCTCTACAGTTGGCTCGTGAGGCTGGTGCAGACACTCAGGAAGCGCAAGATGCCGCATGGCGCAAAGCCCTGCGTGCAAAAGCCGCTGAACAACTTGTATCAATCAGCACACTCAAACAATTGGCCGCAAAAGCAAAAATGAGCGCTGCTCAAGAATGGATTAAAAACTTTCTTGAGAATGATAAAAAACTTGTTGTGTTTGGATGGCACCGAGCAACAGTTGACGATATCGCTATCAACTTTAGTAATGGAGTAAAGATTCAAGGTGGCATTACGGCAGAGCGCCGTCAAGAAGCCGTTGACCTTTTCCAAAACTCTGATGGTGATTTTTCCAGT